AGTTGAGATCCAAGATAGAAAGGGTTATAATTTAGATGGAGTATTTGTAAAAACAGAATAGAGTAGTGGTTAGGTCAAGTGTTTTAGTTTTGGTTTGCCTTGACTGAAGGGGTGCATCTCCTTTCTAGTAACCCCTTCCTACTCTAGCTTACATAATCAGTCTTAATTTGCGTGGCGACGCAGAAGTTTTATATGGGAAACTTTGATTGATTATGTAAGCACAAAATTTTTTTCAGGAGAAAACGATGGACATAGTCAATAGAATATGGGGCAAATATGAAGTCCTACAACTCGATCACGATTGTAAAGTAAAAAAGTTAACGATTAATCCATATAAACAAATCTCTAAACAATATCATATGCACAGGAGCGAACATTGGCTCGTTACAAAAGGAGAAGCAACTGTTTACCTTGATGGTGTATTCTACTCCCTTGTAAAAGGCGAAAGTATAGATATCCCACAAACAAGTATTCATTATATAGCAAACGAGACTGATGGACCTCTAACCATTATTGAAACACAACTCGGTACATATTTTGGGGAAGACGATATTGTGAGGCTAAAAGACTAAACAAGAATTGCTTATCGGGTTATCCGTTGTTACTATTTATTTAACGTAAACAACAACTTAAGAGGAGAAGTTAATGCAAGATGTTACTTTGACAGCAAGTCAACAGCACGAGCTTAATCTTAGAATAGCAAGTGCCGAGTATTGTAATTCCGACCCCCATACCACTTCAGCCGATATTCGCTACTTTGAACGTAAGGATTTAGTTGATTCTATTAGGCTAGGTACTTATGAAGAGTTTAAAATAGTGCGACAAGTGTTTAATCCGAAAGGTTTACTTGATTGGCATAGAGATTATAGAATGCGAAAGGGAGATTTGTAATGGAAAAAGACTGGGTTGTCCTAAGGTGGGCTAAAGATAATTTTATGACTGGTAATAAAAAAGGCGATATTACCCTTTACCCCGACTATGATGAGTGTTGGGGTTCGCCGATGTATGAGGTTGTTGATTATTTTACAGGTACTTATCATAATGCTAAACGATTCGCTAATACTTTTAGGGAGAAACCGAATGGCTAAAGAATTATATTGTCCCCAATGCAATACAGAGTTTTGGGGCGATTTATCCGTAAATTCTCTGTGTGGTGGCTGTGGACACGACTTCGCTAAAGGGTTCCAAAATGGAACTCTTGATGTTGTATCGCCGACAGGCAAAAAATATTTATGGAGAACTACTTACCCCGATGGCGAAGTAGAATATAATATCACAAATGATAGAGTATCAGAAATGGCAGAAGTTGAACGATTAAACAAACTTCACTACCCAGAAAAAGTCAAAATAGAACTCGTTGATTACGCAACCATAGAAATATAGGAGGAAAACTATGGAAAATAAAGAAGGTATGACTACTCATACTAAATTACCACGTCACCCATACGATCGTGACGATAAATATTGGGCTGAGCAAGAAAGTAAAGCCTATTGGGATGAAAAACTAAAAGATATGTCATGGCAATCTGCCGTGTCCATTATCTCCACGTATCTTAAACTAAATAAAAAAAGTATGGATACCGATCACTACTTGCTTTTAGAAACTGCTTGGAATAGAATTCTCAAAGGGTAAATCTCTCTACGTTTACCCATATGCCCCTAAGACTCCGTGGACCAATAACAATGGTTCGCGGAGTTTGCTTATATAGGAGTGAAATGAAAAAGTTAATGAATTATTTTTTAGAAATATTCCGATATACAATATCTAATATCTTACTTCATCTGGTCACACACTGTTATCGGAGATAAAAAAATTCTTTCCAAATTCTCTGTCTGCTCCTATTATGTAAAGTACAGGAGAAAATTATGGTATTAGCAAAAAAGACGCATAAGCCCACATTAGATATTGTAGGCAATCCCCGATCGGAGAAGGGGATCACTCCCAAACAGGAAGAGTTCGCTAAGATTTATGTAACTGAAGATATAAGCCAGACTGAGGCAGCGATAAAAGCAGGATATTCTGTCGCATCAGCTCATGCAATAGCATCGCAACTCCTCAACGGAACCCGATATCCAGCAGTAGTCGCCCGAATCAAAGAGCTAAAAGGTGAGCTATCTAAAAAGTACGAAGTCTCATTTGAAGGACACGTCAAAAAATTAGCCGAGATCAGAGATCAAGCTATGATAGGAGGAAATTTCGCAGCAGCAGTCGCGGCAGAGAAGTCCCGAGGTCAAGCTGCTGGACTCTATATTGATCGTAAAGAGATTCTGCATGGAAAGATTGACTCGATGAATCGCGACGAGGTCATGAAAGAAATTAAGAGAATCCAAGAAGAGTTTCCTGCACTCAAATCTTTTACTGAAGACAACCTCGTTATTGAGGGAGAAAGTAAGATAATAAAAGACACCACTTGACATATTTTATGCTATTATTAAATATAACTTAATTAATCGTAGAAAGGATTAACTGATGCCATATAATGTAACGACCGAGCGAGGTCACCATATTGATTATGTCCACAACAAACCAAACGGAGGGACAATCTATTGCTATGGTACTATAGAAGAAGATAGTAACTTTTTTGTAGAGTGTGATGACGAGTATAATAGTGGTCATGTAGAAGACGTTGACCCTAGTGTGCAAAATACTTGGAAACGAGTATGTGAGTATCTACTAAAATGGCGACATGACGTAGAGCAGGTAGAGTGTGATTAATGAAAAAGCCTGAGTCCAAACTGTGGCATAATCTACGCGACAACACAAAGGCTCAAGGGGTGTTTTGGACACGTCTTGAGTCGTGGGCTATTCCTGGAGTTCCGGATCTGCATGGCATAATTGATGGTCATGCTTTTTGGTTAGAATTGAAAGTCCACAGGTTAAAGTCATTAAAGTCTATCAATTTGTCTCCCCACCAAATTCTCTGGCAAACTCAATATTCTTCGCAATCAGGACACGTCTGGAACTTGGTTCATCATCTCTCTTCCTCGTCGCTCAAATTATTTGGGGGTTGGCGAGCTCGGCATTGGGTAGATTCCCCGATGATGGAGGATGACATGACTCCTGATTTTGAGACAAGAATCCCGTACGACTGGACGGGTATCATCAATCATATTCTACTCTCCTCGCGTCGTCCTGACAACGATTAGTTTCTCATCAATCATCCTCTATCGTCTTTCATCCTCGCGTCATCGTTTCTCTTCACCGAGGAAAGAGGATGATTGAGGACAAAGAAGAAGAAAGAGGATGACGCCAGATTGATTGTCTAAACTGAGGACAAAAAACGAATAAATAGGACAATAATAGACTTGTAACTAGAGAAATTAATTGCTATTCTTTAATCATAGCAAATGGCTATAATTTAACTTGATCTCGTAGAAAGGGGATTACAATGACTAAAACTACTAAAAAGATGACTAAGGCATCATTAACCTTAGACGCTCCAATTAAAACTGTAAAATCAGTTGAGTTAAAAGTGACTGACAAGGAGCTATCCTACAATGATATCTGGAAGTTTGTCCAGGAGCATGCAGGAGGTCAAGAATCTAACGTAGTGGTCGTTCCACTTGATAACTGTGACTTAAAAAGTGACAAGCCTGTCCCATTCGGTTACGGAGGTCAGCCTGGAGGGGTCCGACAAATGATTCAGGATTGGTTATTATTCGGTGTCGGCAAGGACAAGGATATGTCCCTTAAGACCATACTCAATAAAGCTGCTCCTCTTGGACACAGTCGCAAAAAGCCTACTTGTCTACATGCTCTGATGCACGGAGGATACTCACCGTCCAGCAAATACTGGATGACTCCATACATCAAGCTCGTAGTCAAAGCTTAACATCTAATACGAGGGCGACAGGCGACTGTCCCCTCTTTTTTTGATTTTAACCACTGATGATTCGCGATGACTTCCCCGACCAGAGGATGAGGATTCCCGAAGATTTCCCCGATGAGAGGATGGAATTAGAGAGGTCTAATCATAAGCATAAACATAGGGGTTATATATAGAGAACTACTATTTTGGTTTTGCAAAAATTACAAATAAATGTTTATATAATAACAACTTAAACGCATTAACCAAAGGGGTATAAAATGCAAAATACTAAAACAACAGGTAAGGTAGCACCTAATACAGCACCAACAACTACATACGCAACTTTAACAAATACAGGTAAGGAAATAACCTATGCTAACCTATGGGCTTTTATTAATAATAATTGTGGTGGTAGTATGGCTAACGCACAAATAGTGTGCTTACCTAATGTTAAAACAAACCAACCAAATAACCCTGTACCATTTGGTTATGGTGG